TAAAAGCTGATTATAAAGAAATTGCTGTCAGCTATGCCAAGGAAGTCCTCACAGGCAAGAGAATAGCAGGAAAGCACATCATTTTAGCGTGTGCAAGATTTATTAAGGACCTGGAGCGAGATGATCTTGAGCTTAGGATGCATGATCCTAACATCGTCATCACGCTGATGGAGTCAACGCTTGTGCATTCACAAGGCGAGGATCTGGAAGGAAATCCTCTGAGAGGAAAACCTTTCAAGCTTGAGCCTTTTCAGATATTCATAATCGTGAATCTGCTCGGCTTTTTTTACAAGGGCACTAACGAGCGAAGATTCAAGGAAGCATTCATCATGCTTGGCCGTAAGAACGGAAAGACTTCGTTCATCGCTGGCCTTGCTTGGGCTGTGTCCATCCTGCAGAGGAAGTCCGGATCTAAGTGCTATATAGTCGCAAACGCTTTAAAGCAGGCGATGGAAGCATTCACGTTTATCAAGTCCAGCCTGCAGATTAAAGGAATTGCAAAAGAATTCAAGATCAGAGACAACTCATTCGATCACAGCATCAGCTATGATTTTAAGGATGAGCATGGAAAGCCGGATGGATCAATGAACATCATTGCTCTTGCATCCAATCCGGACAGCCAGGATTCATTTAACTGTAACTTTGCAATCGCTGATGAAGTTGCAGCTTATAAGAAGCCGGCACAATATAACAGATTTAAAGAGGCAATGAAGGCCTATACAAATAAGCTGATGATCGGCATCACTACAGCCGGAGATAACATCAACAGCTTTGGTTATAGGCGAATGGAATATGCCAAGAAGGTTGCAGAAGGGATTGTCAAAGATGACAGTCTCTTTTCTTTTGTGGCACAGGCCGACATGGATGAGCGTGGGAACGTTGATTATACCAATCCGATCCAGCACATGAAGGCGAATCCGAATTATGGAGTAACAATCAGGCCGGATGATATTTTGCAAGAGTCTCTGCAGGCTCAAAATGATCCGCAGCAGAGAAAAGATTTTTTATCCAGGTCCTTAAATATATACACAGCAGCTATGCTTGCGTACTTCGACACAGAAGAATTCAAGCGCTCAGATCGTAAATATACATGGACTCTTGATGAGCTGGCTCGTTTGCCTGTCGAATGGTATGGCGGAGCGGACCTGTCGAAGCTCCATGATCTGACAGCTGCTTGTTTATATGGCAAATATCAAAATACAGACATTTATATAACACACGCATTCTTCCCAAGAGCTGCAGCTGTAAAGAAGGCTGAAGAGGATGATATTCCGCTCTTCGGATGGGAAGAGGACGGATGGCTTACCATGAGCAATCAAGCCACTGTCAATATATCAGAGATCGTGAATTGGTTCGTTGATATGCGAAACAAGGGATTCAAGATCAAGCAAGTTGGCCATGACAGGAAGTTCGCAAGAGAGTACTTCCTGGAAATGAAAGCCAAGAGATTCAATATCATCGACCAACCACAATATTATTACCTGAAGTCAGAAGGCTTCAGATACATCGAAACGAGCGCCAAAAATGGCACTATATATTATTTGCACTCAGATGCTTATGAATACTGCGTTTCAAATGTCAGAGGCATAGAAAAGACCGATGACATGATTCAGTATGAAAAAGTTATGCCAACACTGAGGATTGACTTGTTCGATGCTTCGGTGTTCGCCACAGTAAGAGCTCTTAATGATCTGGAACACAAGAAAAAAGCACAATCTTGGTGGGGTAACAAATGAGCAAGAAAAGAAGGAACAGAAAAAATCAGATACAGAAAAGAGATTCAACAAGCTCAAAGACATTTTTTCTCACATCAGATGAGGCTTGGAAGATCCTTTGCTCTTCAGGATATCAGACTCTCGACAGGAATCCGGAGATCATTGCCGGATGCTTGAGAATCGCTGAGCTTATATCCAGCATGACAATCTATCTCATGAATAACACAGACAACGGAGATGAGAGGATCGTCAATGAGCTAAGCAGAAAAGTTGACATTGAGCCGACTTCGACCATGACCAGGAAGAATTGGATGAATGCGATCATCATGAATCTTCTGCTGTACGGAGACGGAAACTCAGTTGTAATCCCGCACACAAGAAAAGGATTCCTCAGAGATTTAGAGCCGATTGCTGCAGAGAGAGTCAGCTTTTTGAATGAAGGCTATTCAGATTATCAGATTCTTATCGATGGCAAGAGCTATTCACATGATTCGCTCCTGCATTTCGTACAGAATCCGGACAGGACCTACCTGTGGAAGGGCCAAGGCTACAGATTAGCACTTAAAGACGTTGCTGACATTTTAAAGCAGGCCAAGGAAACAGAAAAATCTTTCATGCAGTCAAAGTTCATGCCTTCGCTAATCATTAAAGTCGATGCGCTGACAGAGGAATTCTCATCTCCTGAAGGAAGAGAAAAGCTCCTCAATGACTATGTGGCCAACAGAAAGAAAGGAGAGCCCTGGCTTATTCCTGCAGATCAGTTCTCAGTTGAGCAGGTAAAGCCTTTAACGCTTGCCGATCTTGCCATAAATGACACGATCCAGCTCGATAAAAGAACAGTCGCAGCAATCCTTGGAGTTCCGCCTTTTGTTTTGGGAGTTGGGGAATATAAAAAAGACGCTTGGAACAGCTTTATTTCAAACACAATAAGACCAATTGCCAAGGGAATCGAGCAGGAGCTTACAAGAAAGCTTCTCCTCAATCCGAAGTGGTATTTCAAGTTCAATATATCCTCGCTTCTGGATTACGATCTGCAGACTATCGCAGACGTTTATGGAAAGCTTTCAGACAGAGGCTTTGCAACAGGAAATGAAGTCAGAGACAGACTTGGCATGAGTCCAAAAGAAGGACTCGATGAGCTTAGAGTTTTAGAGAATTATATCCCTTATGAGATGGCTGGGCTTCAGAAGAAGCTCATCCAGGAAGGAGAGTGAGATGGAGAATACTAATAGATCACAGAGACAGCTCCGCAGCATCTCAAGCAAGTTTGAGACAAGAGAAGAGAATGGGGAGCTCAAAATTGAAGGCTATTTTGCAGTCTTTAATTCGGTTTATCAGATTTTTGATGACTTATCTGAGTCAGTTGCTCCAGGTGCCTTCGATGACACTCTGGGCGAAGATATCAGAGCTTTGATAGATCATAACACTAGGCTCGTGCTTGGAAGGAACACAGCGCACACGCTTGAGCTGCGTGTTGACTCGCATGGATTATTTGGCAGCATAACGATCAATCCGAAAGATCAGGATGCAATGAATCTCTATGCAAGAGTTCAGCGTGGCGATGTGGATCAGTGCTCCTTTGGGTTCGACATTCTATCCGAGGATTACGATGTCCGGGAAGATGGATCTGTGCATTGGACCATCAAAAAAGTCAAATTATACGAAGTATCTGTATGCACATTTCCTGCATACGAAGAGACAAATGTTCAGGCAAGAAGTGCCGAGAGGGATGAGATCAAGAGAAAAGCTCTCGAAGCATGGAAGCTTAGAACACTTGCAAAGCTGAAAGGAGAAAAGTGATGGCACTTAAAGCTCTAATGCTCAGAAAAAAGATTGATGACAAGAAGAAGGAGCTGGAAGCTCTGAGAGCGTCCAACAACTTCGAGCAGCGTGAAGCTGAGCTTGCCAAAGCAATCGAAGAGGCTGAGACAGATGAAGAAAAGGCAGCTGTTGAAGCAGAAGTTGCCAAATTTGAAGAAGAAAAGGCTGATTATACAGCCAAGGAAGGCGCTCTTGACGAAGAAGTAAGAAATCTTGAGAAAGAGTTGTCAGACGAAGAGGCAAAACAGGAGACTCCTGCACCTGCAGATCCAGCTCCTGAACCAGAAAAAGAAGAAAGAAAGGCGGTTAGGACCATGGAGACACGCAAATTTTTTGGCATGAACATCCAGGAAAGAGATGCATTCTTCGCTCGCGATGAAGTTAAAGACTTCCTGCAGAGAGTAAGAGACATGAAGGGACAGACTAGAGCTGTCAATGGAGCTGATCTCCTCATTCCTGAAGTTGTAGTTGGTCTTATCAGAGAGAATATTCTCAGATATTCAAAGCTGTTAAGACACGTTAATTTAAAGCCTGTTAAGGGCGATGCAAGACAGCTTGTTGCTGGAACTGTTCCTGAAGCTGTATGGACAGAGGCTTGTGCTTCTCTCAACGAGCTTTCACTCAACTTCTACGATGAAGAGGTTGATGGCTACAAGGTTGGCGGATATATCGCAATCTGCAATGCAACTCTTGAAGATTCTGATATCAATCTTGCAGAAGAGATCATCTCAGCTCTTGGCCAGGCTATCGGAATAGCTCTCGACAAGGCTATCCTTTACGGAAGAGGCGTGAAGATGCCTTTCGGAATAATGACAAGACTTGTCCAGACAGCTAAGCCTGCAGGCTATCCTGCAACAAGACGTGAATGGGTAGATCTTCACACAAGCAACATCATCTCTATTGCAAATTCTGTGACAGGAACAGCTCTCTTTAAGCAGCTCGTTCTTGCATCAGGCGCTGCAAAGGGCAAGTATTCAAGAGGCGAGAAGGTATGGGTTATGAACGAAACCACTTACACAAAGGTTGTTGCTGAATCCGTATCTGTAAACGCTGCAGGTGCAATCGTTGCCGGTGTAAATGGAACAATGCCTGTTATCGGCGGAGTTATCGAGGTCCTTGACTTTATTCCTGACAATGTGATCATTGGCGGTTACTTCGATCTGTATCTGCTCGCAGAGAGAGCTGGCACAAGAATCTCTCAGTCAGAGCACGTTCAGTTCATCGAGGACAACACTGTATTCAAAGGCACAGCTCGTTATGACGGAACACCTGTCATTGATGAAGCATTCGTTGCCATTGGTATCGGTGGAACAACTCCTGATGCTGACATGGACTTTGCAGGCGATGAGGATGTATCAGCCTGATCGGAACTAATTAAGGAGAATGACGATGAATAACGCAGATATCCTTTTAATGCTTAAGGCCAATTTAGAAATGGCAACAACTTCACATGATACATATCTGACTCAGCTCCTAGACGTGGCTTATAAGGCTATCCAGGAAGAAGGCATCAATATCGAGAAGATAGCTTCAGAGGTTGCAGATTATGAAGTCGAAGATATCCAGGACGTGAATCTGATGGTCATGTATGCTGCTTATCTATACAGGAAGAGAGCAGACGAAGGATCTCCTCAGATGCCGAGGATGCTGCGCTATGCTTTAAACAATCGTCTATTCTCACAGAAAATGAAGGAGAGCACTGATGCTTCTTGATGATGGTATTCTTGAACTTTATACGCTGCAAAACGTTGCAGAAAATGGCAGAATGCCTGTCTATAAGCTAGTGCTTAGTGATAAAGCTTACTATGGCGAGCGTACAGTCGGATTTAACAGGCTGTACGCTGCCAAAGGAGTGAATCAGCAGATTGATAAGCTAATCAGAATATGGAGAAATGATACTGTAGAAGTTAACTTCTATGTAATCTTAGAAAATAAAAAGCAATACAGAGTCGATGCTGTCCAGCATCTCTATGATGACGATGGCTTAAAGGTTACTGATCTAACACTTAGCAGATTGGAGAAGTTTTATGATGTCGCTGAAAACGAGGATGGAGACATTAGCGGATGAGTTCTCAAAGCTATCTGATCAGGTCTTTCATTATTGGAGGCCAAGGCCGGACGGAGTTAATCAGTACATCATATGGGCTGAAGATCAGGAAGCGAATTCCTTAGAAGCGGACAATCATAAGCAGGAGCAGGGCATTCATGGAACGATTGATCTGTTTACTGTTTATGAATTTGATCCTCTAGCGGACAGCATACAAGAGAGCCTTAATGCTCTTGAAAATCTGTCCTGGAGACTCAATTCTGCCCAATTCGAAGAGGAAACAGGGCTCATCCATCATGAGTGGGAGTGGTATTTAAGATAATATGGCCAAATTGACTGTAGGTAACGGACTAACTGAATACATTGCACAGCTCCAAAAAGTTGCTGACGTTGATGCATATCTGGGGAAAGCTGTCTATGAAGGCGCTTCTGTAGTAAATAAAGCAGTAGAATCAGCCCTTCAAGCACTTCCTGTTGATGATTCTTATGGGAATAAGAGTCAGAAGAGGAACGGACTAAGATCTGTTGAAAAAGAAGGCCTCATCAGAAGCTATGGTATCGCATCAATGCAGAAAGAAAATGGCTATTGGAACGTCAAGCTCGGCTTTGATGGCTATAACAAGCTTGGAAAAGCTAATGCGATGATTGCCAGGAGCGTGATCTCAGGAACAAGCTTCATGCAGAAGAATGATTTCATGGGAAAAGCGGTCAGAAGTTCAAAATCCGCAGCAGAAGAGGCCATGCAAATCAAAATTGATACAGAAATAGCAAACATTATGAAATGAGCATCCGAAAGGATGCTTTTTTCATGCAATGAAAGGAGAAAAGGCATGAAGATAAAAATGAATCTTCAGTTTTTTGCAGCTGGAAGAGTCTGCACAGGCTTCTCTAAACCTTGGGTCGCTAAATATAGCAACGTAGGCACAACTGTCACTTATTCAAGTGCACAGGTACTTGCAAGAGGTGTCAATGTCAACTTACAGCCTGAAAGCTCAGAAGATAACAACTTCTATGCTGACAACCAGGTCGCAGAATCAGGCGCAGGCGAATTCATCGGTGGAACAGTAGAGCTTGAAGTTGATGGCCTCTTTAGAGCCACTGAGAATCTGATTTTTGGAAATACAGACTCAGACGATGAAGATTGGGTTGCTGATGGCAATTCAAACAATGCTCCATTCATGGGCATAGGATTCGTTGTTAGATGGATGAGCTCAGGCATTACAACATATCAGCCTGTGATCTTATCTAAGACAAAGTTCTCTATTCCGGAAGAGGAAAGAGCAACACAGGAAGATGAGATCGATTGGCAGACTACAACTCTAGTTGCAACTCTGATGCGTGATGATACCACAAAAGCAGCATGGAGATACAGAGGCAAGAGCTTCTCAACAGAGAGCGAAGCTGAAGAAGCAATCAAGAGCTTTTTTGGTGCAACAATATCAGCATGATTTTTCGTGAGGGCGAAAAGGAAAGGCGGATCAAATGATAATTCATGGGAAAGAAAGAGGCTTCAAGCTGACTGTTGGAGCTTCCAGCAAAATATCAAAACTCTGTCCTGGTGGGGACATAAAAAACATTGGAAAACTGTTCAAGGATATTGATACAGCCACCATGATCGACTACATAGCTGAGATCTGTTCAGTACTTAGTGAAGGCTATGAGAATTCAAAAAAATATGAAGAGCCTGGATATGTTCCTGACATCCTCTCTGCAGATGAAGTCATGACATTAGGAATTGATGAGATCAGTGAGCTTCAGGACGAGATGATGACCACTATCGAGAAAGATATGGGAACAACTATCAAGACTGAGCCTGTTAAATCAGGAAAAAAAACAGGAAAAAAGTAAAAATCGAACTAAATGAGACCTGGATCATATTCTATGGTCATCTTTTGAATATGACTTCACTTGAAGTCATCAATACACGATACGGAGAAATGCTTGACATGATCAACTGCTTTGCAATATACAAAGGCGGTGCTCGTCCAGCGAAAAAGAAACTGACATTTGAGGAAGCGATTGAATTGGAATAAGTTGAGGTAATGATATGGCTGTAAACATAGGGCCCAAGATCGGCATAGACGGCGAGGCCGAGTATAGAAAGCAAATATCGGCTATTACCAAAGAGACGAAGCTTCTCAATTCTAAAATGAAAGCTCTCAGCTCAGGCTTTGATTCTAATGGTAAGAGCTTAAAACAGAATGCAGAACAGCAGAAAATACTGTCTGAACAAGTTAAAAATCAAGAATCAAGAGTTGAAGCAGCCAAAAACATGGTTGCAAAGGCAACAGCTGCTTATGAAAATAATAAGAAGCAGCTTGAGCTTGCAAAGGCAGCTTATGGAGAGAATTCAACAGAAGTGCAGAACTTCGAAAAGGCTGTTGAATCAAATTCTCAGAAGATACAGAAATATCAGACTGATCTTAACAATGCTACAGCTGATTTGAATAAGCTTAAGAGCCAGCTTGATCAGTTGCCATCATCTCTTGACCTAGTTGCTCAGAAGTTTGAAGCAATGGGCAAGAAAATGGAGTCTATCGGCTCGGCCATGACAAGTCTTGGAACGAAACTGACATCAACTGTCACTACTGGAATAGTTGGAGCTTTTACAGCAGCTGTTAAGACAACAGGGGACTTTGATCAAGCTATGAGTCAGGTTCAAGCCGTTTCAGGTGCGACTGCAAGCGACTTGAAATTATTGCGAGCTAAAGCTAAAGAGATGGGAGAAACCACTAAATTCTCAGCATCAGAATCTGCAGAAGCTCTTAATTATATGGCAATGGCAGGCTGGAAAACTGATGATATGCTCAACGGTCTTGAAGGTATAATGAACCTTGCAGCAGCATCGGGAGAAGAACTTGGAACTACCTCGGATATTGTAACGGACGCTCTTACTGCTTTTGGCATGAGCGCTGATGAGTCGGCACATTTTGCGGATATTCTAGCGGCAGCAGCTAGTAATTCAAATACAAATGTATCGATGATGGGAGAATCATTTAAATATGCTGCACCTGTAGCAGGAGCGTTAGGCTATACTGCTGAGGATGTAGCGGTTGCTCTTGGCCTTATGGCAAATTCTGGAATTAAAGCAGACCAGGCTGGAACTTCGCTCAGAAATATGTTTAACAGAATGGCTAAGCCTACCAAAGAGTCAGCAGCAGCCATGGATAGATTGGGCATTGAGTTATACGATGGCGAAGGAGAAATGTTTACTTTCAGAGAAATCATGGATCAGCTCAGAGCATCCATGTCTGACATTAATATGCCATTAGAAGATTATAATGCAGCTTTAGATGAGTTAGATGAACAACTCGCAGATGGAACACTTACTCAAAAGAAGTATGATGCAGCGTTGGAAGAACTTAATTTAGAAGCTTTTGGTGCAGAAGGCGCAGAAAAGGCAAGAGCGGCTGCAATGCTAGGTGGAACTAGAGCAATGTCAGGACTTCTTGCAATATCAAATGCCACTGAGGAAGATTATGAAAAGCTTACCTCAGCCATTGATAATTCGTCACAATCTTTTGCAAAGCTTGCTGATGGTTCAGTTGTTCCACTAAGCCAGGCGCTTGCTGATGGCTCTGAAATTATAGAAACTTATAATGGATCTGCTGAAGCAATGGCAAATACGATGTTAGATAATCTGCCAGGACAATTGACTATTCTTAAGTCTCAAATTGAGGGAATAGCCATCTCATTTGGAGAAATATTGATGCCAAAAGTCAGAGAAGTTGTCTCTAAAATGCAAGAGCTTGCGGACAAGATTAAGCAGCTATCGCCTGAACAAAAGGAACAGATAGTGAAAATTGCAGCCATTGCAGCGGCAATTGGTCCTCTTCTTGTGACAGGCGGAAAGCTTCTTACCGGCATTGGTAAAATGATGCAATTTGCTCCTCAAATAAGCACAGCACTGCAAGGAGTAAGCTCAATATTTGGCGGATTCTCGACTTCGCTCATTGGAGCACTTGCACCGATTACAGCCATTGTTGCAGTCATCGGAGTCTTAGTTGCAGCTTTCATGAATTTATGGAATAACAA